ATAACATAGGCTTAACCCTATATTATCAATTAATAATCAAGTGATAAGGAAGTGGGAAGATGTTATTACAATTTTTATTAGGAATAGTAGTAGCAACTTTGGTTATGACATATGCACTATGCAAGGCATCAAGTAGGGCAATTAGGCTAGAGGAACAAGAACTAACAAGGGAGGTTGAGGAAAGTGACTAATAGAGAAAAAGCAGAATTAACATATAGAGCAATTCAAGAAAGAAAAATGAGAAAAGCTAATAAAAAATTGATAAGTGACATTAAGAAGGTGATAGGTAATGAGGTATAAATTCACAGATACGGAGATTAAAAAGTTACTTAAGAACCTAGTAATTTTAGTTGATACCAGGGAACAGGAAAATAAACACATAACTGAAATGTTTGAAAAGAAAAAGAAAGCCTTTAAGGTGGTCAAGCTAGACCAAGGGGATTACTCGGTAATGATACCAGCTAATGAGGAAACTAAGGCATTAGGAATAGATAGAGATATTTGGTTCGATAAGGATGTTGTAATTGAGAGAAAGGCACATATTGATGAAATGGCTGGAAACTTTAAAGAACCAGAAAGGCAAAGAATAGCAAAGGAATTTGCACACTTAAAAGCTAATAGAACAAAGGTTTACTTTTGGGTTGAGGATAAGGACTTTGATACAAACATAAGAAACCACAATTACAGAAGTGAATACAATGAAAAGGCACTTTACAGGAGCATAAAACAGTTCATTTCAAGGTATAACCTTAACTTTAGGGCATTGGATAAAAGCATAATGTGGTCAGAGATTTACAACACTTTGGAATGTGAAGTTATAGAGATACTTAAAAACAAGGGGTTTATTGAGGGAGGTAAGTAGATGGTTATTTATAAATGTGACAAGTGCGGGAAAAGTGTTAATAAAGATGATTTAAAAAGCACTCCTTTAGCAGATTTTATGGCAGATTTATGTCCTAGTTGTAGAAAAAGATTATACGCAATGATTGAATCAGCACAGAATAAATTCTTTTATAGCGAGGAGGAAAATAATGATAGATTATAAAAAGGCACTAGAACTTAAGCAAGAGGGTAAACCATTAAAAGAAATAATGGAAGAGTTAAATATAGATGTTAAGTACAAGACATTTCAGAGGGCATTGTATGAATACGAAAAGACAGGGCATGAAAGGGAATTTAGAAAAATAGAGAGTTTAGATGCAGACCTTAGAGAGGTCGTTTTAGAAGCGATTAGAAATGGGACAACCTTAGAGGAATTAGAATACCAAGGGATAAGCAAGAGGGTGTCCAAGGCTCTAATAGAGGACTTAAAAGAAGAAGGGTACGAGATAGGTGAAGTAAACGGAACAATATCTATGTTGAAAACTGTAATAGGTCCAGTTGAAGAACATACAGAAGAATGGAATGGTGAGGAAGAAATAGTATTTGGGATAGTGTCAGATACCCACTTATGCAGCAAGTACCAACAGATAACATTCCTTAATGAAGCTTATGACAAGTTTAAGGAACTAGGAATTAAGAAGGTTTACCATTGTGGGGACATATCGGATGGATATTATAAGAATCGAGATCAACAAGTCTATGAAATATTTAAGCATGGGGTAGATGAACAAGCAGATTATATTATTGACAATTATCCATGCAGGGAAGGGATAACCACAGATTTTATTATAGGAAACCATGACAACACTCACATTATCAACGGAGGGGCAAACATAGGAAAGAGAATCGCCAGGGAAAGAGAAGATATGAATTATCTAGGTCACTCATTTGCTAAGGTTTGGCTAACTCCAAAATGCGACATGGATTTAGTTCACCCAATAGATGGTTCAGCTTATGCACTTAGTTATTCAGGGCAAAAGTATTGCGATAGCTTAAGTGGTGGGGAAAAGCCAAAGATTATAGCTATGGGACATCATCATAAATTCTTCTATATGTTCTACAGAAATATTCACTTTATAGAAGTACCAACAACCCAAGCGCAAACTCCATTTATGAAAGGTAAGAAGTTACCAGCTTATACAGGAGCATTGATTTGTAGGTTAAAGGTAGATGCAGAAGGAACTATAAAGAACTTTAATGTTGAATTATTACCACTTTACAAAGCTTTAGAAAATGATTTTTAGGAGGGGTTAAGTCCCCTCTAAGGAGGTAAATATGGAAAATGTAATTGGCTTATTTGTAATAATATGTTTTATATCAGTTGTTGTTATGACGTTAATGATACCTTTTAACATAAGTTCAATAGCGAATAGCTTAAAAGATATAAGGGATTTGCTAGAAAAAGAGAGTAAAGGGAGGGGTAATCAATGAAAGTCGAATTGAGTAATCAAGAATTAAAGGATATATACGGTTGCATAGGTGCAGTGATATTAAACAATTCAGAAATAATGGAAAGGGAAATCCTTGGAAATAAATTCAGAGAAAGGCTAGAAGAAGAAAATAGAAGATTAAGGGAATTAACACCTAAAGTATTCAAATTAATAGAATGGGGGAATAATTAATGACTTTAGAAGAGTTTAAGGAATTTGCAAGGACTGTTACTAGAAAAGAGTTTTTAACTAATAGTGAGGATAGAACTGATGAAAACTTTCAGCCTAAGGACTTGCCCGAAATAGATTGTCCTTATAATTATAATTTACCGGATTCAGATTGCGATATAACTTGTAAGGAATGTTGGAAAAATGCCGTAAAAGACATTAAGTTCAAAGATGATATAGAAAAAGAATTAATTGAAGAAATGAATAAACAACCAATTATTGTTTCTGATAGCGTTAATCATCCTTCACATTATACTCATGGGAAAATAGAAACTATAGATAAAATAGAAGATGTGTTGGGATTAGAAGGTTTCCAAGCTTACTGTGTGGGTAATGCTATTAAGTATTTAGATAGATACAAGTTAAAGAACGGATTCGAGGATATAAAAAAGGCTAAGAGATACTTGGAGTTTTATATTGAGAAAACGGAGGGGAAATAGAATGGATAGAAAGGAAATTCAAGATAGAATAGAACAGAATAAAAAGGCTTTGGCTGATTTGGATAAGAAGTATTTAAAGGCTTTTGCACCAGAAGGGTACAAAACAGGGACAAGTTATAATGACTATGACACAATTCACGGAAGCAGAAAATCCCCACGAATCATAGAGTACTTTGAAGAACGTAAGAAGATATTAACCTTAATAGAATTAGATGAGGGATTGCTAGATAAGGTTGATATGGTAGATGTGGACGAAGAAGAATACTTAAAAGTGTTAGATACCAATGTTAAAAAGGTTAAGTTCTTAAGAGATGTAAAAGGATATACTCAACAGGAAGTATCTGATAAGTTAAAACTGGGACTAAGGACGGTTCAAAGGATAGAAAAAGAGATACGTGGTTTGTAGATATTACGAACTAAGAAAGGAATATATGAAATGAAAATAGGTCAAGAAATTAAAATAACAGAATCAAGAAAGCTTGAATCAATTTGTGGAGGTCAAATTCTTAATGTAAAAGAAGGAGATAAGGCTTTAATAACAAAGTATGGAGTTAAATATTTAACTGGTGAAGCTAGAGGAAAAATAGTTTTCGATAATGAAGAAAAGGTAATTAGTTATGATGTAGAAAATATAGCAAAAAGAATAGCAAAAAATTTAGTTTATGATTTAGGGCAATATGAATTTGAAGATTATCTTGAAGAAATGGATTTAACATTAAAAAATTTAATAGATTCAATTTTAGAAGAATTAGAGGAATTTATTTAATTCACAATTCTAAGAAATGGCGTAAAAGTGGCGGTAAGTTGTCAGTAAAGTGGCAGTACCATTTGATTTTTAATGTGTTATAATGGTATTAAGTTAAAGTGTAAGATAAGTCGGGAGATTAAATTCTCTCGGCTTTTTGTTTTGTTTAAAAGTGGGTTGGAGTATTAGGGTAAACCAACAAGTCAGTAAGGGAGCGGAAGGCTGATGTATAAAACTACTGGAGGTGAATGGGTTGGAGAGATATATCAAGAAAGTTTTGCTGTTTGGCAAGGATGAAAAGAATAGAGAGTGTATTTGCAGTTTCTTTAATCCTAGTTGCCAAAAGGGTTATAACGGAGAATGTGAAGAAATAGACTGCACTATAGATAGATTTGGTGATATTAAAGAGTGCTTTAAGAATAATAAAAGAGATCATGCTAAAAGTGATATATAAAGTGTTGGATTGTTGGTAGAAGGGAGGTAAGTATAAAATGGCTTTAACGGATAAGCAAAGAGAAGCTATTGAATATATCGTAAAAGGTGAAAATATTAGTAATGTTGCCAAATTAGTAAATGTTAATAGAACTACTATTTACGAATGGATGAAGAAAGAAGAATTTAAGAGTGAAGTAGACAGGCTTACAACAGAGATAAAAAATGGAGTTAAACAAAAGATTAATGCTAAAATAGATTCAGTGCTTGACCAAGTGTACAAGATAGCCACTACAAGCAAGAGTGAAAAGAATAAGCTAGATGCCTGTACTTATCTGCTAGACCAAGCTTTAGGAAGAGCTACAAGCAAGGTAGCTGATGTTACGGACAAGGAAGCAGATAATGCTAAGGTTGACCTAGATAGCGAGATGAAAGACCTCGATAACGTGGTTGATTTCGGCAAAGTTAAGGCGAAATAATTTAATACTTCGTGTAGAGCAACACGAAATAATAAAAATAACGCCAAAAGTTTAGTGATAGTAAACAAGGTTGTGGCTATTCTCAATAGATTCTCAACAAGGAATGAGAGTATCACTAGCTTATAGCGTTGCGAAAATTACTTCGTGAAATTGATTATTTAGCGAAATAATTTACTGTGTGCTAGTCTGCTCCTAGATATACCCCGGTAGGTTCTAAAAAGGATATCTGGATATGGTGGGGACTTGGTTATATAATTTTTCAAAATAATTTTAGAACTCGAGGTTAAGATTAGAATTTTTATAATAATTTTTCAACTTTGAGATTAGCAATTAAGCTAGTCTTTTTATTTTGCAATAAATTAAGGAGGTATGAAGATGATACAATTTGACGGATATGAATTAACTGAAAATCAGTATAATCTTTATATCCTTAAAAAGCATTTAATTAGGTATACAGGTGATATTTTAAAAGCCAATATGCTGATTGAAAAACATAAAAAGAACTTATTTGGTAAGAATGGATTAGCAGTAGCACTTGGAGAGCATGACTTTGAGTTCTATTGCTTATATTTTTTACAAGATACTTTTGTACCTAAAGAAGATAATACGGCTAGAAACCTTGCACCAGTTCACCTTGAAATATGGGAAGAACTAAGCAAGATATTTATAGATGATTTATACGACAAAGAGGAATTTGTACTTCCTAGAGGTTGTTCTAAGTCAACTATTATAAATAAAGCTTTAAGCTGCTATGCACATTGTTATAAAAAGAGTAGATACACTATTGTTATAGGTAATAAGGAAAGTGATGCTACCCAATTTATTGATGATACTAAGCAAATGTTAAGTAATAAATACATAGTTCAAGGATTTGGTGTTTTAGTTAACAGGAAGGAAAGGACAGTTAATAAAATTGAACTTGAATTAACTAATGATACTAAAATTCAAGCCTTTTCTTGGGGGTCTTCTGTAAGAGGTACTACTTATGGTTGCATAGATGGAATATTTAGACCAACTCTTGTAATTTGTGATGATATTCTTTCAGAAGATGATATTTTAAGTGATGGCGCAAAGGAAAAGGTAATTAAAAAGTATTATACAGAAATTGCCGAGGTTGGTGATACAGAAGTAATAAGAAATGGTATTAAGATTAAAGCTGCTACCAAATTTATTATTATAGGTACACCATTAGCACCAGATTGTTTCATAAATACAATTAGGCAAGATAGCACATTTAAAGTATTTAAAAGAAGTGTGTGTGATTTTGATGTTGACGAATACTTTGAGAATAATCAATGCTGGCTACATTATAAAAAGATACTTCTTAATGACAAAATTGATAAAGAAGAAAAAGAGATCTTATTAAAAGAATACTATTCCAAGCATAAAGGTGTAATGGAGTTTAAGACCATTTGGGAAAAGTACCAATGTGACAAGTTGGCACAAAAATACTTCACAAAAAGAACTGCTTTCATGCAAGAACTTATGTGTTCTACTGAAAAGATAGGGGAAAAGTGGTTTAAGAGTATGAGAACTCAATCTAAAGAACAGATTGAGGATAACTACTTTACTAAAACAATGTTATGCGCTGACCCAGCTTCCACTATTACAAGAACTTCGGACAGTACTGCTTTATGTGTTGGTTCACTTGCCAATAATGGCTTTAAATATGTTAGAAAAGGAATATTAGCAAAGTTAGGCTTTGAAGAGTATTGCCAAAAGGTGGTTGAGTTATTTAAGGAATATACCCAAATAACTCACATTTATATTGAAAAAAATACATTCCAGGGTGCTGATGTAATTAGAATAAAAGAAATTATAAATGCTGACCCAACTTTAAGAAATAGGCCAGTTACATTTATTAATGAAATGCAGAGAAAAAATAAGGATAACAAGATTTCAGCCATGGTTGATGATGTTAATTCTGGACAAGTTATATTTAATGAAGATGATAAAGACTTTAATCAACAAGTATTAGATTTTGCTGGTCAACTTTATTCGCTGCATGATGATGGTCCAGATGTAACGAGTGAGTTTTGGAAGAGAATAGATGAAATAGAAGTAAGACCAAGTTTTTCAATTACAACTTGGGATGAATTATATGATTAAGGGGGTGTATGTATGGAACAAAAGGAACTAGAGCTAATACAAAAGTGTCATAGTGATTTTATAACTAAGAAAAGTTATTATGATGACATAAATCGCTATTATTATGGTAATACTGATTCTTTAATCAACTTTGTACCACGGAAAGGGCGTTCAAATCTAAAGGCTAAAGCTAATTTTATGCAGAAGTTAATTGATGAGGAAGCACAATATAGTTTTGGCAATGATATTACGTATATCGCCAAAGATGATAACGAACAAGTTATTAAAGATATTGACTATAATTTAAGTAATAACAATGAAGATCACGATATTAATTTAGGCATAGATTTAATTAAATTTGGTATTGTTTATGAAATAAGCTATTTAATTGAATACGAGCCTAAAAAGTTTAAGTTTAAGAATAAAATTGTAAGTCCGTTAAACGGATATATGTATATAGTAGATGAAGAACCTAAATACTTTATACATACTTATAAAAAGCAACTTGATGAAAAAGAATATATAGATGTTTATACCAATAAATATATATATCACTTTGATTCAACGTGGACAGAGGTAAAACCAGTAACACCACATTATTTTGGGATTGTACCAGTTGGTTTTGGAATGGTTGGAGGCAAGAGGTATAACACTGATAAGGGTTATATTGAAGGGGATAAAACTATTTACAGAACTATAAAAACAATACAAGATGCTTTTGAAACTAATTTAAGCGATATTGTTTGTGAAATTTCTGATTTAAGAAATGCAATACTTAAACTTTATGGTGTTGAAAGTGAAAATGAGGTTGATGAAGAAGGAAAGATTGTTCTTGATGAAAATGGTAAGCCTAAAAAGAAGCAACCAGTAATAAAAGACAATACAGTTATGTTATTTGGAGATAAAAAAACACAAGATGCTGAATGGCTTATTAAAAATATAAATGATACTTTTATTAAAAATACTAGAGATGATTTGAAAGACCTTATTTACACTCTTACTAGCCATATTGACAGCAACGAGAAGATGCAAAGTAATCTTTCAGGCGTTGCCTTGAGAAGTAGGCTCCAAAGTTTAGAAGCTAAGTGTAAAATGAATGAAAAGGCTATGAAGAACATCATAAAAACTAGGTTAATTTGTTTATTTAAGTTTTTATATTTAACTGCTAGTAAGCAATATGATATTAACTTAATAAAAATAGAGTTTACTCCTAACGTTCCAGTTGATGAAACTTCAATAGCACAAATGATTTCGCAGTTACCACATGAAGTCGTGTCTAACGAAACTAAGAGGAGTTGGTTACCTCGTATTGATAATCCTGTTACAGAAGGGGAAAAGATTAAAAAAGAGGAAAACGAAATGTTTGATTTAGATACAATATCCAAAGAGGGTGTTGTAAATGAATAAAGACCAGAAGCTTTTTAGAGATAAGTTTATTGAATTTGCAGAGGAACTTTACAAACAAGGTGATAAAGAACTTTTAAATCTACTTAAACAGCAGAAAATAGATAGAGATAAGATATTAAATGAAGTTGGAATGATATTACTTAGGTATGATATTAAAGATACTTATTTAAACCTATCTCTTAGCGATTATAAGAAGGAATATAAAAATTTAGATATACTTATTAGCAATGTTTTTGAAAGCCAGTATAATGGCGAGAAGTTGGCTACAGACAAGCTATTAAAAATGATAGCAGAGGATAAGTATTATTCTAATTCTTTTTTATTATCTTTAGGATTAGATTTCAAGCTGAATAAGATAAAAACTAAAGATATAAAGAAAATCCTAGATGCAACAATAGAAGGTAAGAACTATAGTGACCGTATATGGAGCAATAAAAATAAAGTTGCCAAGGTCATAAAAAAGGAAATGAAAGACTTTTTGCAAGGTAATACCAATGTAAATGATATTTACAAAGTGGTTAAGGATAGGTTCAATCAAAGTGCTTATATAACTAGAAGATTAGTTCAAAATGAAGTTGGAAGAGTTCAAAACGAAGCAAATGAGTTATGGGCGCAAGATAATGGAATCGAATATCAGCTTTTTGATGCAACTTTAGATAATAAAACTACAGAGTTATGTCAATCACTAGATGGTACAGTTTATAGGGCTGATGATCCTAATAAGAGAATACCAAATATTAATACTCATGTTAATTGTAGAAGTTGTCTTATTTCTTTACCTAATAAAGAGTATAAGCCTAGAAGTAGGATAGATAATATATCTAAAAAGGATATAGATTGGACTACTTATAAAGAGTGGAAGGAGGGGAATGTTTAATGGCTAAGTATAGAAAGAAACCAGTTGTTATTGATGCAATGCAATTTAGAAGAGATTGCTTTGAGGAAATAGAAGAATTTACAAATGGTAAAGCTAAAAATTTTAGAACAGAAAGATGTTTAGATGGTAAAAGCTATTGTGATATAGAAACATTGGAGGGAGTTCATATTGCAACAGAAGGAGATTACGTTATTAAAGGTGTAAAAGGAGAGTTTTATCCTTGTAAGCCAGATATATTTGAACAAACATATGAAATAGTTATAGATGATGAATCTAACATCTTATTAAAATCTGGGTTACAATCAGCAACTTAAGTCTTAGGAAACTAAGGCTTTTTATTATGCCTTTTATAGCTTACCACAAGGCTTTAAAGAATGGGATAGCAATAATATTACATTGAACTTTATGGGGCATTTATGAACTGTAAGGGGCAAGGAGGAAGCATGAAAAAGAGTGATTTATTAAAACTAATAGAAACAATAGCGGATGATGGGGACATAAACGAAGTAATCCTTGGGGCTGACGAGTTTAAGGGATTAGGAAAAGTGGACTTATCTAAGCTAACCACTGATGAGTTTAAGAACTTATTAACAACAAATGAAGCAATTAAAGGCTATATGACTTCGCATGATGATAGCATTAGGTCATCTGCGGTAGAAACCTTTAAAAACGGAAAAATGAAAGAACTTATAGATAAGGCGGTTGAAGAAGCAAAGAATGGAAAGAAAACTCCAGAGCAAGAAAGAATTGAAGAGTTAGAAAAGCAATTTGCTGAATCACAAGCCCAAATTCAAAGGCAAAACACTATTAACAAATATACAGGAGTTCTAAAAGAAAAGGGATTGCCTACTGAACTAGTAGATTTTGTTTATGGTGATGGCAAAGAAGAAACTATTGATAAGAATATTGAAACTTTAGGGACAGTATTCACTAGTGCTATTGATAGTGGTGTTAAATCGAAGTTAGGTACAAGTTCTTATGTACCACCAAATGATGATGCAACAAATGCACTTGATGCACAAATTGCCAGTGCAATGGGTGTAAAATAATTTATTTAAAAAGGATAGGTGATATTTTATGGCAAATACATTAGCGTATGCAACTTTATTTCAACAAAATTTAGATAAGGCAGCAGTTCAACAAGCTAGAACTGGCTGGATGGAAGGTAATGCTGGACAGGTAATCTATAAAGGTGGTAAGGAAGTAAAGATTCCTAAGCTTTCTATGGACGGATTAGGGGACTACGATAGAAATGGTGGTTTCAATGGTGGTTCAGTTACTTTCGAGTATCAAACAAAGCAAATGACACACGATAGAGGTAGATCATTCTCTATAGATGAACTTGACGTTGATGAAACTAATTTTGTAGTTACTGCTTCAACTATAATGGGAGAATTCCAAAGAACTAAGGTTGTACCAGAAATTGATGCAACAAGAATAGCTTCTCTTGCAACTATGGCTATTGGAGTTGCTGACGACACACAAGTCAAGTATGGATATACACCAGCAAAGGCAAGTATCGTTGACGAAATTAAGGCTGGTATAAAGAGAATAAGGGAAGAAGGATTTGAAGGCGATTTAGTCTGCTATGTAACTTATGATGTTTCAATGTTAGTTAGTCAATATTATGGCGAAAAGTTATCGGCTGCAACATTTGCAATTAATGGAGTAGATACAAGAGTTCCAGCAATAGATGGCGTACCACTAGTAGAAATGACTTCTAACAAAATGTACACAAAGTTAAAGTTTAATGATGGTAAAACATCAGAGCAAACAAAAGGTGGTTTTGAAAAGGCTTCTGATGGAAAGTCAATTAACTTCTTATTAGTGGCTAAAGAATGCCCTATTGCAGTTTCAAAAACAGATAACATGAGAATTTTCAGCCCAGAAATAAACCAAAAGGCTAGAGCTTGGGCCATGGATTATAGAAAATTCCACGATATATGGGTTCCAGATAACAAATTAAAAGGTTTATACGTAAGTGTAAAAGAAGCAAAGTTACCCTAGTGAAGCCCTAGACAATGCTAGGGTTGGAAAAGCCAAAGTTGGTAAAGCAAAAGTAGGAAAGGGTGAATAGTATGGCGTATAAAAAGCAAACTTGGAACGATAACGATGTAATAACAAAGGCTAAATTAGATCACATAGAAGAAGGTATTGCAAGTATAGAACTTACTCCAGGACCTAAAGGAGAAACAGGTGCACAAGGACCAGCAGGACCACAAGGTGCTACTGGTGAAGCTGGACCACAAGGACCAGCAGGACCTACAGGACCTAAAGGGGATAAGGGGGAAACAGGTGCACAAGGACCAGCTGGTCCCAAAGGTGCAGATGCAGTAATCAATAAATTAAACAAAGTAGATGCTTTAGCTGCTGATTCTGCAACTACACAGCAAATAGCAACTGCATTTAATAGTTTAATTGCAGATTTAAAAGCAAAAGACTTAATGAATAGTCAATAGAAAGTAAGAGGTGATTAGATGTTTACAGATGAAGAGTTAGAAGAAATGGCGGTATTGGCTATATATAATTATTTTGATGGCGAATACACGAAAGAACAAATAAAAAAAGATTTTAATTTAGCGGTAAAGTTGCTTATTGGTAATGTTAAAAAGATGCTAACAATGAAAGTGGCTGGTGTTAGTTCTGTAAGCCAGGGAAGTCAATCTATTAGTTTTGAAAACGGAGTTGAAGTATTTACATTAACTTCTGATGTACTAGCTTTATTGCCAAAGAAAAAGACTTTTAAAGTGTGGTGATAGTATGATTTTCTTTGCAGATACAATTATGTATAAAACCGAAAAAACAGAAATCAACCATGCTGGGCATATAAGTACAAGCTACACAAAATTAGATGATGCTTATTATGTGAACATCCAACCAATAGATGAGAAAGCGATTAAGTATACATGGGGAAGCGATATTAAGTCAAATTTATCTATGTATTCAGATGTGGATTTAAAAGTTGGCGATATTGTAGTAATTAATGATAAGGCTTATGCAATAGAAAAGATAATAGCTTGGAGTACATACTCTTTATATGCACTTTTAGAAAGTGACGAAGAAGTTATATGAGTTACAAGAGTAATATTCCAAAAATAAAAATACAAATTGATGAAGTTACAGAAGATGCATTAGATGAAATAGGGGGTACCTTGCTTGCAAATATGCAAAGTATAACTCCGGTAAAAACTGGTACATTAAAAAGGTCATTAACATTTAAAAAAGCAAAAAGCGATAAAACTTGTTCTATAACATGGGGAAGTAATATCGCATATGCAGCAAAGGTTGAATTTGAAAATAAAAGTTTCTTAAGGTCAACTTTAAGAGGATGCGAAAGTGAAGTTATAGATATTATTAAAAGACATTTAGGAGGGATAAAATGAGTTACATTGAACAAATAGCAGTTGAGGTATGGAATAAATTAAATGAATTATCCCCCAATAATGTTTTTGATTTAATTCCTAGTGACTTTGATTTTACTAAGAAAGTAGCAGTTGAATATAAGATTGGTGAAAGTGTACTAGATCAAGTTTATAAAAATCAATACACCTTACAAATTAGAATTGTAGGGAATTTTAACACTCAATTATACAAAATTTTAAATTTAGCTGAATTTATAGACAAGGAAATGAACAAGGCTGAAATTCTTGAATCGAGAATTACGAGAGAATCGCCTTACATGACAAGCTACAATGACGAAGATAAGTACAATGTAGTTTTACAGTATTTAATTAATAGATATTAAAGGAGAGTGATATCATGTCAGCAGTTGCTAAGCAATTTATTGTTGATACTCCAACTTTGTATTATGGGGATATAGATTTAAGCAATCCAGATACATGGGCGGAAACACTAAAAGGAAAAGAGTTAGGGCTATCTAAAGATGGAATAAAATTTAGCTGCAAGCCAACTATTCGACAAATTGAATATGATGGCAGAATGGAAAAGCAAGTCCAAGGAATGGATAGGATAACTAAGTGGGATATATCTGCAGAGGGTGAGATAGTCCAATTTAGACCAGAGTTATTGCCAATGGCACTTATTAAGAAAGGTACTACAGAAAGTACAAAATTTGACTTGTATACTCCATCTAATGAATTGGCTGATACTGACTATAAAATGTTAGTTATAGTTGGAAAAGTCCACAACTCTGATGAACCAATAATACTAATTATAGAAAATACTTATAATGGTGAAGGGTTCGAGTTTGAAGGGAAAGACAATGACGAAAGTACAGCCACATTTACCATGAATGCACATTACAAACAAGATAGTGATACTGCACCTTGCAAGATTTTCGTAAAAAAAAACTAAATGAAGCTACTTCTTTAGTTGGAAAAGCTATAGTCGGCAAGGCTAGAGTAGGACAAAATTAAAGGTTAGGGTATTCCTAGCCTTTTTGTTTTAGAAAGGATGATTAATTTGAAAATAACTACACAACAATGTATTTCGATAATAACATTCATAAATAAAATGGGTATCTATGGGAAATTAATAGAATCGGTGAAAAAGATAACTAGAACTAGCTTAGACGAAGAAATTCTAAATAGAAATATAGCAGATAAGTTAGGGGATAAAAAGTCGGACTTAACAGAAGTAGCTAAATTTCTTATGAATAATCCAGAAATTGCAGAAAAGAAAAATAAATTGAAAGAAGAGCAAGATGGAATGTTGTTTGAGATAGTATTTACTATTATCGAAGGTATTCCAAAGGCAGAGACGCAATTTTACAAAACTATTGCAGACATAAAAGGAACAGATGTAGAAACTGTTAAAAATGCAGATGCTTCGGAAACAGTAGAGTTTATAAAGGAAATAATAAATAGCGAGACTTTTATGGGTTTTTTCAAGTTTTCTATGAAATAGAAAGTATAGGTGGAAATTTAGTAGGAATATTACTAAAATACAATATTTATTTTAATGTTTTAAATATGCCAATCGATGAAAGCTTACCTTTAATTTTTGCAATAATAAAAACCCATTATGAAGATAGGCATCACAAAGAATGGCTTTTAAGTTGTCTTATAAGTAATTTTAATGGCGATAAAGCTTGTACTTATAATGAGTATATTGGAATTAATAAAAGTATTGAAACTACCAAAAAAACTATTGATGAAATAAAAGCAGAAAATGAAAAAATATTAGAAAATTTCTTCAAATAATTCCAAGCAAGGGGGTGAATATATGGCAGAAGCTTTTGTGTTAGAAGGAAAAATACTTTTAGATGCGCAAAGAGTAATTAATGATTTGGAAAAAGTAGACAACAAAGCTAAAAATACAGGAAATACCTTCGATAAGATTAGTAGAAAAATTGGCGACTTTGGTAAATCCTTAGATAAATGGGTTACTAGAGGTTTAACTGCAGGTGGTGTAGCGCTAGGTGCTTTTGGAGTAAAGGCGATAGACACCGCTAGTGATTTACAAGAAGTACAAAACGTAGTTGATACAACTTTCAAATCTAATGCAAGTATAATTAATCAGTGGGCAAAAGAAGCGCCAGAAGCTATTGGTATGAGTGAATTAGCTTATAAACAATATGCTGGAACAATGGGTGCTATGCTTAAAAGTATGGGGATGACTTCTGAACAAACTAAAAACATGAGTGGAAATATAGTTGATTTAGCTGGTGATATGGCATCTTTCTATAACTTAGATCACGAAGTTGCTTTTGAAAAAATAAGAAGTGGGATTTCTGGGGAAACAGAGCCATTAAAACAACTTGGTATTAATATGTCGGTTACCAATTTAGAAGCTTACAGATTGGCGCAAGGACTTAAGAAACCATACAATCAAATGTCACAGAGTGAACAAGTTATGCTTAGATACAATTACCTATTTGAACAAACTGCAGATGCACAAGGTGACTTTAGTAAAACCAGTGATGGATTTGCCAACCAACTTAGAATTTTGCAGTTGAGATTTCAAACTTTAGCTGCCGAGATTGGTGAGAAATTAATGCCTCACGCTTTAAAATTTGTTAGTTGGGCGAATGAAAATATAGATAAATTACCAATATTAGTAGGTATTTTAGGGGGATTATTAGTCACAGTAAAAGGATTTTTTATAGTGACTAAAATAGTTGAAGCAATGCAAACATGGAAAAAGGTAACAGAGGGTGTGACTGTTGCACAAATTGCTTTAAATACTGCTACAAAGGCAAATGTAATAGGAATTTTAATCAGTGCAATTATTGCGTTAGTGGGGTATTTGACTTATTTATGGAATACAAACGAAAACTTTAAGAATGCAGTTATTTCCGCATGGGAATTAGTAAAAGAAAAAGCCATAGAAGTATTTACGAGAGTGGTTAGTTTTTTCAAGGAAGATATACCTAATGCCATAAAGTCTGCAAAAACTTTCTTTACCGAAAAAGTGCCAAATTATTTTAGTGAAATGGGAACTAAAATCAAAAACAAAATTAAGTTAATAGGTGATTCTATTAAAGCCTTTTTTACAGAAACAATACCAGGAATATTTAATGATATAGGCGATTGGTTTAGTGGGCTTCCATATATGTTTGGTCAATGGCTAGGTGCTGTTTATTTGCAATTTGTTGCTTGGGGGAACAGTATATCAAACTTTTTTACAGTTACAGTACCTAAATGGATTGATGATATAGGAATGTGGTTTAGCAATTTACCAGAAAGAATAAAGGTTTGGTTTAATCAATCAATAGCAGATGCAAGGCAATGGCTAAGTGATATGTATATATCATGTCAAACATCTATAAGTCAATTTATAAGTGACGTTGGTATATGGTTCAGCCAATTACCAGGAAGGGTTAAAACTTGGTTTATCGAAACAATATCAGCCACAAAACAATGGGGTAGCGATATGTATAATACTGCTAAAACTCATGTAATGGATACAGTTAATGGTATAGTTTCATGGTTTTCAGACCTACCTAGTAAAATGTTAGACATTGGAAGGAACATAGTTGAAGGTATAGCAAATGGAATAAAATCGGCTAAAGATTCTGTTATGAATACAATTACTGGTATAAAAGATGGTATAGTAAATGGGTTTAAGAACAAATTAGGAATTCACTCGCCTTCTAGGGTAATGAAAGAGGAAGTTGGTAAGTATATTCCACAAGGTATTGGACTTGGAATTGAAGAAGAAAGTAAAAAAACTGATGATACAATTGAAAAAATGATTAATAGAACAGTAGCAATTAGTTCTAAAGTTGCAGTAAATCCAACAAATACTAAGCCTTTTATATCAAATGATAATAAAAATTCAATAACAAATGAACTTTTAAAAACTATGATTCAAAAATTGGATATAATAGCGAATAAGAACCCTAATTTGGAGGTTGATGGTAGAGAATTAATGAGAGTTGTTGCACCTTATCAAGACGAATTTGAAGAATATAATAATAGATTTGCGTATTAGGAGGGGAGTTAATTAATGTTAGATAGATTTATATTTAATGGAAAGAAAAATTATAGTAATCTAGGTTTGTTAGTTAAGTCCCCCATTAATATTCCAATTACTCAAGAAAAAGTTACAGATGAAGAAGTAGAAGGAAGAAACGGAACTCTAACAGTAGCAACTGGTGCATATCCCGATAAAACATTGGATATTGAGGTAGGCTTGGAGGATAATTCCGAGTTTTGGAAGTACTTTGACCAAATAGACGATTGGCTAACTAATATAGAAGATAATAGATTAATTTTATTGGATAGACCGAACAAGGCTTACAGAGTAAAAAGAGTTAATAAAAGTAATTGGGTACAAGAAATTAAGTGGGAAGGTACAACAACCTTGTCTTTTCTATGCGAACCATTTTTAACAGAGATAGAAGAATATCCAATAAATATATTAAATATAGATAACTTTTACTACCAAGGAACATACCAAGGTGAGGTTAATTTAAAGATAAAGGCTACCGGGAATATACAAATAGTATTTAACGGAGAGCCTTTTATTGTTGAGGGAGTTAATGGTTTTGTAGAGATAGATGGGAAAAGTCTAAGGTGTGTAAATGAAGATGGTACAAACCACGATTTTACCGCTACATTCTTTCCAACGTTGCAGAGGGGTAATAACACTATAGAACTTATTGGAAGTATTGCAGAAGCGATTATGATTCCCAATACTTCATATGTGAATTAGGAGGTGCTTTTATGAATGGAAATATAATAAAAATAAGTCATTTTCCTAAAAATACTCCTAAAGATACAGTACTGACTAAGATAAGAACTGTATTAGATAATATCTGCAGAAGTTGCACTGTAGAGGAAGATATAACAAGTGGAAACTATGTTTTAGATGCAGAATTTTTAGTTGATAGTGGAGGATTATGGAACGAATTAGTTGAGGAAAGTATATTGAAAGTCCAATTAGACTATGGAACAGAGACATTTGTAATAAAGAAGGTTAAGAAACAGAGTAGATATATTACAGTTGCTGCAGTTCAAATGACAATACATGCTTGTAATACGTTATGGCTAGAAGATGTTAGACCAACAAACACAAATGGTCAAGGTGCATTAAGTCATATGCTTACTAATGCGGTGGGAAAAAAGAAGGAAATAGTATTACAATCTAATATTTCTGTGATAAACACTGCTTATTACCAACGTAAAAGGCTACAGGAAGCGTTGTTTAGTGCTGATAATAGTTTTATCGAACGTTGGGGTGGAGAGGTTCTAAGAAGGGGTTATACGCTCTCTATAAACGATAGAATTGGAACGGATAGAGGGGTTATTATTCGTAGAGGTAAAAACTTAACTGGGTTTGAAGGGACTACAGATTTAGATCAACTTTGCACCATGGCAAAAGGTGTAGGATTTGATGGTATTACCCACGAAGGTTATGTAATGTCCCCACTTGCAGAGCAATACGACCAGTATTATCCTAGGGAGTTTAAATATGATAATGTTAAGGTGAAAACAGAAAATGATACAGAGGGTTATGACACTCTTGAAGAAGCACAAGCCGAATTGGTAAGAAGGGTTAATTTAGAATACTCTCAAAATCATGTAGACGAATTAAGGGCAGAATATAATCTTAGTTTTATACCACTTTCTATGACAGAGGAATATAAGTATTTAGCAAGTGAAGAAATTTACTTAGGTGACACAGTTAAAATACAAGAAACGTTGTTAGGAATAGATTTGAAAGTTAGGGTTATTAGTCGAAAATATGATGTTATGAAGCAAAAGCCTATTTCTATGACATTATCTAATATTCCGATTGAAGAAAAAAGAACTACAGTAAGCGACAGTGCTATTATTAAGCAACTTAAAGACCAAATAAAGCAAAGTAATAACTCGGTTGCAGAATATGTGCAAAGCATGATTAATAGTGGTTCTACAAATTCCTATGTACTTTATAGACAAAATGAAATATTGGCTATGGATAGCAAAGATATAAACAGTGCAATAAATGTAGTTAGACTTAATAAACATGGTTTAGCTTTTAGCCAAACTGGTTATTATGGCGAGTATACTTATGGATTTACTATAGATGGGGTTTTAAATGCTAGTCTAATTAGAACTGGAATACTTACTGCTATTCTAATACAAAGTGTTAGTGGGGATTGTAGTATAAATCTAGAAACAGGGGAAGTTAATTTTAATAAAGGAAGTATAAAAGGTCCAGGGATAGATATCAGTTTAAATAATGGATATGTAAGGACTTTTGCTACAATAGCTGGTGAAATATTTGAAGTAATGTTATCTCAAGGTGGAATTAAATCTAATCATAGTCTTTCACTTAAAGCACAAGAAAAAATGAATTTAGAGAGTACTGGAAATTGGTTATATCTACTTTGCCAAGAAGGTGCAAATAGCGCTAAATGGAGCAATATCTTAATGAGTAAAGACAATGTAATAGTTAGTGCTGATGGTGGGGGAAGTGGAAAAGTGCTTATAAATGGTAAGAATGGCGTTGAAATAAACGGGCGAGAAATAACTTCGACTTTAAATAATATAGAAACTGTGATGTTAAGAAGTGAGGGGATTATATGATAAGTGAATTTTATGTAGAGTGCTTAGCAAAGAAAATTATAAATAAAGAAATTAATCTCTATACTGACAATCCCTTCTGCATTGAAGATATAAAAAAGGAAGATTATATAGAACCAGTTAAGATGAAAATAGAGGAAATGGGGGAACTTGATAATGGTTTATCCAGATAGAGTTGTTTTAAATATAAACACAAAATATGTTATGCCAATTCCATATGCACAACAAGGGGACACTGCAAGAGTATTAACTTTTAGTATACTCGATAAAGGCGTTCCTTTTAATTTGCAAGGAAAAACAGTTAGAGCAAGGATAGCTAAGCCAGACAAGACAAAATGTTATAACGACTTAACTATTACTAACGCTACAAATGGGGAATGTACTTTGAAACTTACTAATCAAGTTTTAGCAGTGGCTGGAAAGGTTAATTGCCAACTAGAAATAAAAGAAGGGGAAGAACTTCTAAGTACAATTATATTTTCCATAGATGTTGAACCTAGTATAGATATAAGCGGAGCAGCAGAAAGCACTAACGAGTTTACTGCTCTTGAAAATGGAATTATAAAGCTAGATGAGTGGGACAAGTATTTTAAAGAAACTAGTGGAGCAATAGAAGAAAAATATACTGAAAGATTAAATGGAATTGATTCGTCCTTGGAAGAAAAGGTAAATAAAGAGCAAGGTAAAGGACTTAGTACAAATGATTATGATAATGTTGCAAAAGCAGAAGTAGCTAAAATAAAAAATAAAGCTGATACAACTAGAGTAGATGACTTAGAAAGGCAAATAGGACAAGGAGTAACAGATGAACAGTTAAAAAATGCAGTGCAGGCAAAAGTTGATGATGGCACTATAAATACTATTCAAGTAGGGAAAGATGGAGTTGACACAATCAATTTAAGAGATGAATCTGTTACAGTTGAAAAAACTGATTTTGCTGAAAAGGTTGAAGTTGGTACAAGTGATGTGATTCTGAATGATTTATTTACTATTACCGGACAGCTATCTGTAAGTAATGGTGTTTTAAAAACTGGTGTTACTACATCTAAGGCTACAGACTTTATAGATATATCAAATGTTAAATACTTATTCAGATATGTTTTAGATGGTTCTAGTAGTGGGAAGTTTAAAGATTTTGAAATATGCTTTTACACCAAAGAGGAAGTCTTTATAAGTGGTATGAGTAGGAACACTGACTATACAGTAGAAAAGTATGGAGATAAGTTTGGGTGCTATTATCCTATCCCTCACAATGCGGAAAAAGTTAGATTTTCTTGTAGTGAAGCAAATTGTATAGGTGGTAGTGGAAATCTATACACTTATTTAAAAGTAGAGAGCGTCTATGATACAAAGTTATCGGGAAGATATTATGAAAGTTATATTGAAGAAAAAATAAACAATTCTCCTAACAAGCCTTTACAAGGTAAGGAAATTGCACTTGTAGGAGATAGCATTTTTGGCAATTTTAGAGATGAAACTGGTATACCTTCTATTGTTGGAAAAATCACAGGGGCAAAAGTTTATAACTTGGGACTTGGTGGAACTAGAATGAGTGGAAGAAATGATAGTAACTCACAAGCACAATATTGGGATAAATTTTCTTTTTGTAGAATAGTAGATTATATTGAAACAGGTGATTTTTCTCCGATGAGAAATGCCTTACCTAATATGAGTAGTGCCTTACCTTATTTCGGTGAAGTAATAACAATGTACGAAAATATGAATTGGCTTAAGATTAGCATATTAGTAATTGAATATGCAACAAATGATGCTACAGGTGGAAATGTAATTTACGATAGTGAAAATCCCAATAATATTTATGCATTTAATAATGCTTATAGGTATAGTATTGAAAAGTTACTTACTTTATATCCTCATCTTAGAATTATAATAGTAACACCAGCTTGGAGATTTTGGAATGATAGTGAAGGGAATTATATATATGATAGTGATACACATGTTATTGCAGGACAAAAATTAACTGACTTTGTTAGATGTGATGAAGAAATAGCAGATAATTATCATATAGGATTGATTAATTCATATAAATTACTAGGTGCTAATAAGTTTACAAGGTTACAATACTTTAATCCTACTGATGGAACACACCACAATGAGAATGGACGTTTAAGGTATGGAAGTTTAATAGCTCATCAGTTAGAAGTTTTGCTTTAGTTTAAGTAGACCGAAAGGACGACATAACTAAATAAAGATTTAAGAGAGATTTAGAGTAATTCTAAGTCTCTTTTTTATACAAAAAATAAGGAAGGTGGTACAAATGTATGGAGGGGGAAGTAATTAAATATTTTATAACACAAGGGGCATTTGCAGTGCTTTTTATGTGGCTATTGATAGATACCAGAAAGGATAGTAAGCAAAGGGAAGAAAAGTACCAACAGACAATAGATAAATTAGCGGACAAAATCAACATAGTTGAGGACATAAAGGAAGATGTGGAAGAAATAAAAAACAAATTAAATAAATAAGGGAGTGTTTTTAATGAAAGAAAGAATTGTAAAAAAGTTAACAAGTGCTAGATTTTTAATGGCTATAATACTTACAGTGGTATTAAGTTATATGGCAATAATTGAAAAAATAAGCGGTGAACAGTTTGTACCATTAGTAACAATGGTTATAGCTTTTTATTTCACTAAAGATAAAAGTGTACCTAACGAAGAGTAGTCAAAAAGGCTGCTCTTTTACTTTACTTAATAGAAGGAGGAAAAGATATGATAATAGGTATAGATAAAGGACATAGCACATGGGATAAAAGTCCATGTGGCGCAATAGGATTACTTAACGAATCTAAAGAGAATAGATTAGTTGGCGATAAGGTTATAGGAAAATTAAGAGCATTAGGTCATACTGTAATAGATTGCAGTTGCGATAGTGCAAGTGATGTGAATGAACAATTAGCAGCTATAGTTAATAAAGCTAATGCACAAAAGTTAGATCTATTTTTAAGCTTACACCTTAATGCTGGTGGAGGAACTGGTGCAGAGATATACACTACCAACACTAGTGGAGCAAAACAAGAAGCTAAGAAGTTAATAGATACTTACTGCAATAAAACAGGCTTTAAAAATCGTGGGCATAAGTATAAAGAACTTTATGTATTAAGACATACTAATGCTCCTGCAATGTTATTAGAGAAGTGTTTTGTAGACACAGAGAACGACTTTAAGAGATGGAATAACTTAGGGGTAGAAACTATCGCCAATATAATTGTAGAAGGTATTACAGGGCAAGTACCAAGCGAGAATGAGCCTGTAGAAAGTGAACCAATAATAAAGGGGGAATCGAAATTGTTAAGTGTAATGAAAAATAAAGTTGTTAGGTTAAATAGTAACGGGGCTCATGTATACGCCTTGCAAGGGCTTTTGACAAGCTTAGGATATAATGTAAATGGAATAGATGGTAACTGTGGATATGGGTGTGTTAAGGCGATAAAAGCATATCAAAAAGATAATGGACTAGCTGTAGATGGTTCATTTGGTCCAGCTTCATGGGAGTGTTTATTGACTAAATAATTGGTTATAATAAATAATTTTAGCAGACAAGGCTCTTTTCACAATTTAATTTACGAAAGAGCCTTGTTTTATTCATTAATTATTTTATGAATCAATCCAAC